GGGCTGCGACTTGCTGGTTGGAGAGGATGCGTTCGCCGGGGGTGAGCATGGCGGGGACGGTGTCTTTGTTGCCGCTGCCGGGGACGACGCCGCCCTTGTTGAAGCCGAGGGAGATGCTCGGCAGCGTGATTTTGGAGCTGATCTTTCCGGCGATGGAGTTCCACATTTTGCGGATGCCGTTGTTGTAGACCGAGTTCACAACGAACCGGACCGGTGAGGCGATCTTCGACTTCACGCCGTCCCAGATGGTGCCCAGGCTGTCACGCAGGGTCGAGAACGCCGTCTTCATCGAAGACTTGAACGTGCTGATCTTTCCGTTGATCGTGGAGAAGATCGACGAGATCTTGTCGCGGGCCCCGTTCCAGAGGTTGTTCCACGTGTTCGTGACGCCGTTCTTGAGGTCAGAGACACCGTTCCGCACGGTCGTCCACGCCCCCGAGATCGCCGACCGCAGGCCGCCCCAGAAGCTGTTCCACTTGGAGCGCACGCCATCCCACAGTGAGTTCCACGTGGTCACGACCCAGTTCTTCAGGTCGGTAAAGATCTTCTTGGTGCCGGTCCACAGCGACCCGAACCACGAGATGATCGCCCGCACCATGTCCGGGATGATGCTGTGCCCGACCAACTTGTCGTACAGCCACTGGAAGGCGTCGACAATCCAGCCCACCACTTTCTTCACCCCGTCAGCGAGGGCTGTGAGCCAGCCGATGACCGTCGTGATGACGGGCACCAGCAGGTTGACCGCCCCGGCCAGCACGGTCGCCAGCAACGTCGCCAAACCGGTGATCAGCGGCATCAACGGAGTAATCACTTGCATGGCCAGCTGCAGCAGCGCCGTAATGAGCTGCCCGAGCGGCGGAAGCAGCGGCGTCAACGCCGTCAGCAACTGCGGGAACAGCGGGGCCATCGCGGCGAGGAACTGGCCCACCAGCTGCACCGCCGGCAGTAGCGCGGCGAAGATCGGCACCAGGGCCTGGGCCAGCATCGCGACGAACGGGACAAGGGCGTCGAGCAGGGTCTTGATGAACGGGGCGATCGCCTGAATGACGGTCGCCAGCAGGTTGCCGATGGGCTGCAGCAGCGGCATGACCGCCTGCACCAGGCCGACGAGAACGCCACCGACGTCCTTCACCACGGGCAGCAGCGCCGTGATGATCGGCATCAGCGCCTTCCCGAGCGACGCCGCCAGGTCGGCGAGGACCGGGGCGAACTTCTCGGCGAGCTCGGTCACGACGGGCGCGAGCGCGGCCAGCAGCGGCAGCGCCGCCTGAATCACCGCGCCAAGCGTGCCAGCCAGCAACTTCGCGATGGCATTGATTGCCGTGAAGATACTCGTGAGAGCCTTCTGCACTTCCGGCATGGCGGTGATTTTGCGGAGCTCCTTGAAGGCCGCACCTATCGCGCCGAGGGCGTCCCCGCCACCGGCCGCGGCTGCCTTCAGTACGTTGCCGATCGTTCCGGCGATGTCCGCGATCAGGTGCCCGAACTGCTTGGCGATGCCCACGGCCGTGTTGATGGCGTCGGCCATCCGGCCGGACTTGAAGGCGTCGCCCAGCTTCTGGCTGATGGTGTCGGCGACGCCGCTCGCCGCGGTGGTGAGCCGCTTGAAGGCCGGGCTGGCGGCTACCGAGATCTGCGCCAGGCCGGTAATGAACTGGCCGGGGATGCGGGTGAGCGGCTTCATCCCCTCGTTGAGGCCATCGAACAACCGCCGCAGCATCCCCGTCTTGCCGAGCTCGGTGACTGCGCTCGCAGCGTTCTTCGCCATGCCGTTCAGGACCGTGGCCGTGCCCGTCAGTCCGGTCGTGAGCGACGGCAGGATGGCCGTCGACATCGTCGTGAACGTCTGGCCGAGCCCGGCGAACAGCGCGTTCTGTACGTCGAGCTTCAGCCCACGCCAGGCTTCCCGCTGCGCGAGGACGGCGTTGACGAACTCACGGGCATTGGGTGCGAGCTTCGCCATGGCGTCAGCGGTCTTGTTGACGGCCGCGGCACCGGAGGTCTGTGCGTCCGCGAGCGCCCTTGCCGCATCGGCTACCGCGGCCTGCGCGTCGGCGATCTGCCGCGCGCCATCGACGGCCGCCTTCACTGCAGCGGCGCGGGCGTCGGCGACGGCCCGCTCCGCGTCGGCGACCTTTTGGGCGCCCTCGACCTGCGTGCGCGATGCCTCGATCTCCGCGTCCTTCAGGGCGCGGGTCTTGTCGGCGATCGTCTGGTTGGCGTCGGCGACCTTGGCCTTGGCGTCCGTGACCTGCTTGGAGCCCTCGACGCCCGCCTTGTTCGCGTCGGCCGCATCCTTCGTGAGCCGGTCCTGCTGGAGCTGGACTTCCTGGAGGTGCTGGACAGCCTCGTCGTAGGTGAGCTGCGCCTCCGCTCGCTGCTTCTGGGTAGCCTTCGGATCGGCGAGGGTCTTGTTCAGCTCGTCCTGGGCATCCTGAACGCGGAGGACGCCCTCGCGGCGGTCGAGCTCCACATCCTTCTGCTGGTTGGCCAGATCCTCGAGCTGCCGGGCGGCGTCCTTGCGGGCTGCGGTCAGGTCCAGTTGTGCCTGCCGGGCCGACTTCTGGGCGTCGGCGAGATCCTGCTCGGCCTGCGTCACCTGCTCGGCTGCGCGACGGTTGGCATCCGCCACGTCCGAGACGGTCGACTTCAGGGAGCGCTGCGCGTCCTGGATCTGCCGGGCCGCCTGTACGCGAGCTGCTGCGGCGGCGACTTCGGCGTCCTTGACGCCCTGCTGGGCCTTGGCGAGGGAGCGTTGAGCGTTCTCGACTTGCCGGATCGACTTGCTGGCCGCGCCCGCGCTGGATGTGGCCGGCGCGAACGCGGTCTTGAAGGCGTCCCCGACTCCCGACGTGCCGATCTTGATTGCGGCGAAGGCTGCGCCCAGCGACAGCACGGCGGGAGCCGCGACGGCTGCGGCGGGGCCCATCTGGATGATGGCCTGCCCCAGGGAGGCAAGCATTGGAGCGGCGCCAGTGGCGACGACCTTCAGGTTGGTCAGGGCTGAGTAGAGCTTCTTGAGCCCACCGCTGCCGCTTTCCCCTCCGCCGCCAAGGCTGGACAGAGCGCCGAGCATGGACCGGTCGACGTCCACGCGGACGTTCATCCGGCGGTCGCGGGTCAAGGCGTCGAGGCGGGCGCGTGCGGCTGCCGTGTCGGCGTCTGCAGTAATGCGCGTGGTGCGCGGCCGGGTGAGGAGGGCAAGGTCGTCCGCCGCAGCACGGGTGTCGGCGTCGGCGGTGATACGGGTCGTGCGCGCGCGGGTCAGCAGATCGAGGTCGTCGGCTGCGGCCCGAGTGTCCAGGTCCGCAGTGATGTGGACCGTGCGGGGCGCGGTCAACCGGTCCAGTTGCTGAGTGACGCGGCGTACCGAGGTCTCGGACAGGTCGGCGTCGATGACGGCTTTGAGGACGGTGCGGGCGTGCTGGTCGGCAAACTGGCGGAGTTTGGCGAGGGCAGCCGTGTCGTCGAGGTCGAGGACGATGCCGACCTTGTTCTTCTTCTGCTGCAGCCGCTGCATGGCGCGGTCATAGGCAGTCTCGTCGGCCGTGACCTCGACGTACCCCTCGGCGATACGAAATGAGCCCGCCACCCGCTACCCTCCTCCGCTCACGATTCCGGGGAACATGACCCGGAATGCCGTCAGTGAGACCTCTCGGTTCTCGCCGCCGCCCTGTCGGGCTGGCTGGGTGCTGCTGGTGCGGGTGGTTGTGCTGCTGTTCTGGTCTTGCTCGTCGCGTTCTTCTTCGACCCGGGCGGCCATCACGCCCTGGTAGGCGGTGAGCCTGTGGACGAGGGCGAAGTAGCGGGGGGCGGAGACATCGGCTTGCTCAAGGTCGATGCCGTAGATGGCGAGGAAGTCGGCGTCGATGTCGTCCTGATGGTCGAGGACCCACATGACCTGACTGAGCCGGTCCGCGATGGCCTCCAGCCAGCCCTGGCCGTAGATCCACTCGTGCAGGCGGGTCAGCCACGCCGGGCCGCTTTTCCCCCCGTCCCCTCCTGCTTGCCGAGGGCCTGGCCGACGATGATGTTGACGATCTTCTCCAGCTGCTCCTCCGACAGGCCACGGGACTCTTCCAGCGCCGTGTACGCGTCCTCCCCGAGCACCCGGATCAGAAGCGGCGCAGTCGCCAGGTCGTGGCCGACCTCGCTGGCCTGCCGCAGGTACTGCAGGGCGACACCCTTGGGGATGGTCTTGGGGATCGTGTACTCGTCGTCGCCGATGTAGAAGAGCGGGACCCTCTCCTCTTCGATCTCGTCGTTGGCGGCGATCCGGATCGGCTCAAATTCCAGGTCGCCGCCGACGACCGGCTTGGCTGCCGCGCGCTTCCGTGCGGCAGCGGTGCTCTGACGTGTGGTGGATGCCATGGGTGGTGCTCCTCGAAGCGTGCAGGGGCGAGCGTCGGCTAGCTGGTCTGGTCGACGATGTGAACAGGGGCGATGGACGCGGACACGTAGTGGCCGCTGAACTTCACGCCGTACAGCGTCTGCTTGTCCTTCGTGTAGGCGATCTCGACGGCGTCCGTGGACAGGGCCTTGCGGACGATCACGCGCCGAGTGAACGTCCCGCCGGGGGCCCATCCGTCGAAGAGCAGCGCCTTGTAGGTGGGCTGGGTAGCCGAGCTCGCGAACGACGGCTCGAACGACGCGTAGCCCGCGCCACTCGCGCTGGTGCCGCCGTTGAGGGAGAGTGACAGGTTCGCGAGCGTGGGCTCGGCCATCGACGTCTCGACGGTGAAGTCGCGCTTGGTCAGCCGGCTGCCGACCCGGTCGACGACCTGGTCGACTTCCAGCTCCGTGTAGGACTGGTCGATGGTCAGCTTGACGCCGTCCTGAGTGCCGCCAACATCCGTCCAGCTGGAGGCCGCGGGAGTGGTGTTGACGGCGGTGTCGAGCGGCTCGGCGGCGCCGAAAGCGCCCGAGTACAGAGTCGCCGGGCCCTGTACCAAGTTGGTCGCAAGTACGGCCATGGTCAGTTCTCCTTGCTAGCGGCCGGCTGGGCGGCCTTCTTGGTGGCCGGCGCGGCTGCTGCGGCCTGCTCGGTGTGGTCGACGAGGACGAGGCCCTGCCGCATCAGGTCGACGTATTCGGCGTCGTCGACCTCGATGGGCTTGTCGGGCTGCATGGTCGTAGCGATGGTGTGGGTCACCGGAAGTCCTTACGGTCGAGGGGCCACGTCACGGAGGCGAAGTTGGGGTGGAAGCGGATCTCGAGCGTCCGCTCGGGCGGAATGTCCCGGGGGCAGTCGATGACGCGGACGTCGCCGGTGACCAGGAACTCCATCTCGGCCCGGTCGCCGTGGACGAGGACCTTGCCGTTCCACGTCAGGAGGTCCCGGGACAGGGCGCCTTGGAGGGCGTAGCGGCTCATGACGGCACCTCCACCCAGGCGATGGCCAGGCCGGGGATGCTGTAGCGGGCATACGAGGACGGGTCGTCGGGGATGCGGCGCGGCTCCCCGGTGCAGTACGCCGACCGCACCTGCACCGCGGGGTATCCGGCAGGCAGGGCGACAGTCTGCGGAATGCCGCGGTGGTCCCAGCAGGCCGCCTGAATGGCCTGCGCCAAAGTCGACGCCTTGTTCCATGGCGGCTTCTGGCTGCCGGGGTTGAAGGCCCAGCAGTCGACGGACATGACGGGCTCGCGCAGCGGGACGTAGATGTTCGGGCTGCCGCCGACGGTGTCGATCGTGCAGAACCCGGACGCCGCCCAGCTGCTGTTGTCTTTGGGGAGGGTCACGGAGACGCGGTCGCCGACGACAGTCTTCAGCCAGGCGATCGTGACCAGCTCATGGTTGGCGCGCAGCAGGAGGCTCATGCGGTCCTCCGCTGGAACAGGGCGGGACGCAAAAACGGCTGAGGCTCCCGGGCCAGGAGATTGACCTTCTTCACCGGGTGGTCGGCACCCTCCCAGAACAGCGCCTTCTTGAACTTCGGGAAGATCGTCATCGGGGGCAGGCCCATCTCGATGGCCTGGCAGTAGTTGACGTCCAGTGAGCCGACCCGCAGTACCTTGTCGTGCACTTCGGCACGCAGCGAGTCGTGCAGGCGGCTGGACCGCTTGGGCACGTACTGCTTGGCATCGGCGAGGATGGAGCGGCCGATGGACTCATCCAGCCACCGGTTGATGGCGGCGTCGACGTGCGTGCGTGCGGACGGGTCGATCCGCATGCGGGATCGCGCCATGGCCGCCTCCTCTCCGAAGGTGGTCTCGTGCTGGCCGCCCGGTCTCCCCGGGCGTGTGGCCTGTTCGGTTGTCGGCTTCTTCCTGCTGTCAGGAAAAAGCCAGGTCAGGTGGTGCGCCGCAGGTCGAGCCGCAGGTCTGCGGTGAGTGCTGGGTTGGCCATCGAGGAGACGGCGTCGACGATGTACACGGCGCCGGTGCGTTCGTCACGCACCCGGTCCTGGTCGGTGACGTCCGTTCCGGCGGTCACGCGGGCGACGGCGTAGCGGACGATGCGCGGGGTCGGGTCGTCGCGGGTCGTGACCCGGCGGGACTGCTCGGTCAGGCTCGCCGGGATCCCTGTGTAGATGGGGGTGTCGGTGTCCTGCTCGTCGCCGTAGCCGTCGGTGGCGGTGCCGCGCAGGATGGCGATGCTGGTGGTGGCGATCGCGACGGGCATCACGCACCACCCCGGTACGGCGCCCAGTACAGATGGTCGTCAGAGCCGTCCGTGAGGGCATCCCCGACGATCGGGCCAGCGCCCTCGATCGCGGACCGGATGTGAACGGTCCTGGACCGCATCCACGACACCCGCTTCAAGGAGCGGGCGGCCATGGGTGCGAGGACCAGGCCGTCGCCCTGCAGCGTGGTCGAGACCTGATCCTGCTGGATCTGCGTGGCATCCAGCCGCGTCTCCAGCCCGAACTGGCCCGCAATCCACGCCGCTTGATGGGCGACGGCCTGGCCCAGCCAGTAGAGGTCCCGCATCCGCATGCGCGCCTCGTCGCCGAAGATGCGGTTGGAGAAGACCTCCACAGCCTTCTGCGCCTGGACAAGCTGCCGATCCGTCACCGAAACCCCTGTGGAGTCGGTGACGTCCTGCGCGGTCGCCCAGGCGTTGACCATGTCAGTCCTCGCCCTCGATGACGTCGCGGGGCGTGGTCGTGTCCTCCGGGCTGTGGTCGACGGAGGCGGGCACCGTGTCCACCGAGTACGTGAGGATGAGCGAGAGGCCGTCCGGGTGCAGTTCGCCGCCGTCGAAGGACACGTCGCCGCGCGGGTGGAGGCCGCGCTGGATGGCCTCGTTGACGACGCCAGCGCGGTTGGCCTCGTGCTGATAGTCCTCGTCGGTCCACCGCGCGGCGAGCACGACGAAATCCTTGACGAACCGGGTGCCGTCGCTGCCGTCGGCGGATCGCTCGTCGACCTCTACCTCGGGCTCGCCGGCCTTGGCCGGGTGCTGCCTGGCGCGGGCGCTGCTGGCGGTCTTCTTCGCTGCTGCCATGGCTCACCTCCCTGGTTGTCCGCCGCACCGCCCGGAGCCGTCGGGCGGTGCGGGGATTGGAGGACTGGTCAGCCGACGAGGATGGACGCGCCGTTGGGGTGGCCGTAGGCCCAGCCGCGACGGGCGCGCATCTTCAGGATCGACTCGTCCGTCAACGCGCTGAGGCCGTCGCGTCCGTCGATGAACACCGACTCGGGGCCGGAGCGGACGCCGAGGAGCATCAGCTCGGGGTTGACGAACGCCATGACGGGGCGGCCGGTCGGGGCCGAGGTGGCGGTCGCGGTGAGCTTCGCTCCGAGGCTCCACCGGATCGGCACATTGAAGATCGTGTCCGGGGTTCCGGCCGTGCCTTCGATGAAGATGGGCCGGTTCTGGGAGTCGAGGACGCCGCGCAGGCTCTTGCGGAACGCGGTGTGCGCGATGGCCACCATGGAGCCCGGGTCGAAGTAGTCGCCGGTCTCGACGCTGCCGATCGCGGTGGAGAACTCCGAGTAGCTGGGGGCACCGGAGGATGCGGCGGTGGTGATGTTCGCGCCGCCGGTGTAGCTGAGGGTGGCGTCGGTCGTGTTCAGCAGCTGGTACAGCGACGTGAACGGGACCGTGGTGCCGTTGGACGCGGCCGAGACGGCGAGGGACGCGTTGTCGATGAGCTTGGCGTAGGACTTGCCCCAGCCGATCATCTTCGCTTCGATGATGTTGGCGACGGAGTCGTCGATGTCTTCCTCGGCGATGCGCGCGGCCTTGCCGAACTTGATCGCGGAGAGCAGGACTTCGTCGTTGAGCGACGTGTCCTCGCCGTAGGTGCCGCCCTTGGCGACGACCGCGACGTCCATGCCCGCGGTGCGGGGGACGTGCTTGGTGTCGGAGCCCATGGGGATGCGGGCGGCAAGCGCCTCAACGGCGGAGATCTGGGTGATGGACTGGATGACCCGGCTGGTCTCCCACTCTTCTGGGATCCATGCCTCGAGCGTATTGCGCGTCACTGTGGCCCTCCTGCGGGCGGCGTGATGGGGAGTTGTTGGGCTCGGGCCCCATCACGGGCGCCTTCGCAAAGCAGGGCGGCGGTTTGTTCCGATCACCGGAACAATTCACCTGGTGCTGAATATACCTCTTGGGGTCAAGCCCTGCCCAGGAGCCGGGCAGCGTGCTGCTCGGCCGTCGACTTCGGCTTCTCCTGGGCGGCCGGCCGGGGTGCGCCGGTAGGCCTGACCTTCGGCTTCCTGGCGGGCGCCGAGAACAACTCCGGGTAGTCGCGGCGCAGATCGTCTATCGCGGCGTCCAGGCCGGAGACGGATCCGTCGTCGCTGACGTCGAGGCCGTCCATGTCGACGAGCTTCAGCAGGCGGGACAGGCGGGACTCGCCCTTCTCGCGGGCCGCATCCGATTCGGGCTCCTTCTCGTCCTGCAGGAACGCCAGCGCCCCGGCCTCGACGAGCGCGGACCGGGCCGCGGTGCGCACGAGGGGCTGCCGGTAGCGCTTCTCGCCCTCCTCGCGGGCTTCGCGGAGCGCCTTCTCGTGCTCGGTCTCGTCGCCGCGGGCCTTGTCCTCGAGTTCCTTGTTGCGGAGCCGGTGCCGCTTGGCGTCCTCGTTGGCCTTCTTCAACGCCGCCTGCGTGCGCGCCCACTCGGTCCTGGAAGGCGGCTCGTAGTCGTCGTCGCCCGGCTTCGGCTCGTCCTTCTTCGCGGGCGGCTTCGGCTTCGGAGCCTCGTCCGGCTCGATGTCGGGTCCGGCGTCCACCTCGGCGTCCGGCTCGTCGTCGACTTCGACGTCGATGTCGGGCTCGTCGGTGGCGGTGTCGGTCTGGATGCCCATCGTGTTCTCCCATCGCGGGGTTGGTTGTCGGCGTCCGTCGCGGGCGCCCGTGGGTTATGCGGCTTGGGTGAAGCGGCCGGTGCGCACGGCGGTACGGGCGCGCGCTTCCACGGCAGGCAGCAGGTCGGGTTCGGTACGCAGGAGTTCCCGGGCGGCGCGCAACCGGGCGGCCCGGGACTCAGAGGGGCGGGCGGTGCCGTAGCCGAGGGAGCGGTGCGCCTCCCGCTGCAATGCCAGCGGAAACGGCACGCCGGACGTCGTCCAGGAGTCGTTCCAGGGGACGGTGCGGCATCGGCAGTGCGCATGTAGGGGCGGCCCGTCGATCCCCTCGGCACCGATGTGGCGCTGCCGGGGATCCCACGACAAGCCGCCCGGGAAGGGTTCGTCGACAGGGACAGCGCGGCCCGTGTAGGCGAGACAGCGCACGCACGCGTCTGCCTCCGACACCCACAGCCTGACCTTCGCTGACGCCCGGATCACAGTGTCCAGGCCCTCGTTCACGGCGGTGTTGACGACCCAGGCGACGTGCGCGCGGATCGCGGAGAAAGTGGCGTGGCCGGCGCCGATCCCGGTCAGCAGGTGCGACCAGCGCGACACCCGGTCCAGTTGCAGCAGCTGCAGGGCGCGGTCGCGGCGCCGGGTGATGAGGTCGCCGATGCGGCTGGCCTCGTCGCGGACCGCCCGGCTCAGTCGCGGACGGGCAGGCGCACGGCGGCGGCGGCGCCCCGTAGCGGCCCGCAAGAACTCGCCACCCTGCGCTATCCCCAGGGTCAACGCCTCGCCGAGGCTGTCACCGAGTGCCGTGTCAGCTCGCGGGATGACGCCGTCGAGGATGCGGCGGATCGCGGCGCGCACGGCGGCGAGAATGCGGCGCAGCACGCCCCCGGGCACGGCAGGCTCGTCGGGGCCGCCGAATGCGCGGGTCCATGCGGCGAGGGTGCGGCGGATCAGCTGGGCGAACAGAGTGTCGCTGTCGCCGAGCGCCTCCCCGACGATGCGGTTCTCAAGGTCGATGACCTGGCCGGTGTGCTCGTCCTGCACGAGGCGGGCCAGGTGCTCGCTGCGGTACGGCATCAGCCCTCCTCTTGCGCCTGCGCGAGGAGTTCGAGGTCGTCGATCGTCCCGGACAGCAGCGCGGTCACCTGCTCGCTACTGATGACGCCGAGCGCGGTGGCTGCGCCCAGCTTCTGAGCCGAGTCCGCCAGGCTCGCGAGGACGTCGACGCGGCGCTGCAGCTCGGAGTCGTCGACGCCGGTCAGCCACTCGTCGACCTGCTCCGCCCGGTATCCGGCCTCCATAAGGGCCTGCTTGCGCGGGACACCGGCCCGGATCTTCTCATTGACGGTCTGCCAGCCCTGCGCGTCCGTCACCGACTTCGCTGGCACCCAGTCCACGGACAGGACCGGGTCGATGACTCCGAGACGGCGCAGGGCGAACATGAACGCCTCATGCGTGGCGGCTCCGTAAGCCGTCTGCCGGATTTCGACCTTGCTGATGAACGGGCCGTCTTCCTCGCGGTAGGACTCGCCGGACCGCTGGTTGGACTGCGGGTCGAACATCCGCAGCGGCGTGTCCGTGATCTGCGCCATCGCACGAATGTTGAACTGGATCGGCTCCAGGAACACGCCAGGCTGTGCCGCATCGAACTGGCCGACGGCCTTGAAGCCGCGCAGCAGCATCATTTCGCCGGGTCCGGCTTTCAGGCTGCTGTCGTCGCCAGAGTCTTTCGGGCCGACGCCTTTCTCGGGGAGGGGCCAGTCGCCGTCATCGAAGTCGCCGGGTTCCAGATCTGAAGTGTCGGTGTTGGCGGCTTCGGTGAGGGCGTAGCGCTGCGGGAATCCCTGGTAGTCAACGGTACCCATGTGGGTGGACTGGAGTTTGGTGATGGCGTTCTGCGGGCCGTAGGCGCCGTAGTGCTCCGGTACGCCGTAGGGGCGGTCGTTGCGGAAGTGGAAGACGGGCTGCTCGCCCCAGTCGTGGTCGATAGTCCACGACTCGGGGTCTGCGTCGTCGGCAGGCCAGTGCATCCAGTCGGCGGGCTTGTCACCCTTCGAGTTCTTGCCGGTGGTCCAGCGTTCGATGCGATCGTCGTACAGCAGCTCGACCCGGTGGTAGGGGCCGTCGCACCACTTCTTGATCGTGTACGCCTTGCGGCGCGGATTGTCCTGGCTGTAGATCACGCGCACGGTCTGCGGCGAGTTGTAGAACATGTCGACGCGGACGACGTTGCCCTTGTCGTCCTCGACGGGCAGCACCATCAGGTAGGCGTCGCCGTACTCGCCGGCCCTGCGGAACAGGTCGGGCATCTCCAGGTTGAGCTGGTTGTCCTGCCAGATCTTCGAGATCAGCGTGTTCGTGGCCTCGTCAGGACTGGTGATGGACGCGATCTTCAGGCGGTTCGTGACCGCGTTCACCGGGGTCTTGGCGAAGTTGAGATCGAAATCGATGTCATGGATCGCGAGGGCGCGGCGGATCCGGATGCTGGTGAAGACCTCGGGGACCTTGCCGTCGTAGTAGGTCTGCGCCTGGTCGTAGCCGGGGCGCGCTTCCTGCAGCTCTTCGATGCCGTACATGAGGTCGGCACGCGACAAGTCATCCAATGCGACCTCCGGGCAGCGGCTTTCGGATCACGAGCGGGCTAGGCATAGGAGGCCCTGGTGGCTGTCGCAGGGGTCTTCTTCGGCGGGTTCAGGAAGCGACGAACGGCACTGCCGACCGCGTCGACCATGTCGTCGTTGGCGCCCTTGGGGAATGTGCACATCTGCTGTTCCAGCTCCGGGAGCCTGCGGGCATGCAGGACCCGGCCGCGCTGGTAGTGGTTGAGGACGCCTTCGGCGCGGGCGAACTTGGGCTCGTTCTGGTTGACGGGCTTCACCTTCACTGGCATGCCGTGGAGGATCGACTGCCACGTGTCGCCGCCCTGGTTAACCTCGACGAGGATCAGGCCGATCTGCGGGTACTCATCGAGGATCGCCAGCACCCGGTCGCGCAGCAGCGGGCCGGGCGTCACCTTCAGCGCCCACGCCGCGTGCACGGTGCAGCGCCGCAGCTGCGCCGACCACGACACCACCGCCAGGCCTGTGAAGTCCGAGCTCTTCTTCGCGGTGACCGCGGGGTCAATGCTGAGCATCATGTGGGTGATCGGGTCCGCGCCCTCGTCGCCCGGATAGCGGAAGTCGTCCGGCGTCCACAGCGCGCCGTCCGCAGCCAGGGGATCATTGGCCATGTTTTTCGCATACGCCCTGGTATGCCGTATGGACGTCAGGTACGAGAGGGGCCACTTCTCCGGCCACACCGACCGCTCCGTGCCGTCCTCGCGCTGCTCGATGGGCAGGTGGTGGTGGACGCGGAACTTCTCGTCACCAACCCAGGCGTTGACGTCGTCCCGCTCACCCTTACCCCAGCGCACCAGCTGATGCGTGACGGACCCGGGCATCGTCACCGTGCCGCTGAGCACCACCCGCGCATAGATGTTGAGGGGCAAGATCGCGTCCGTAATGGTCTTGAGCCGCTTGCCCGCCTGATAAGCCGAGTACATCGCCTCATCCGGCTCAACATCATCTAGCAGTAGAAGGTCGGGCCGCCGCTCGCCGACCTTCATACCAAGGGAACTGGAGTCGATCCCCTTCGCCGCGAACACGAAGCCGTTGCTGCGGATGACCATGTGCTTCGCATCAGACTCCGACGCGCCCGACGGACGCCGGCCAGCCGCACAAAGCTTGGGGAAGTCGCGGCGCAGCGCGGCATTCTGATCGACCTCCTTACGGAAGGTCGCGAGGTGCATTTCCGCCTGCGGACCGGAATCGGCGAACACCGCGGCGAACTTGACGTGCTCGTGGGCTGCGGCCCACAGCGGCAGGATGAACAGCATCCACGTGCTCTTGCCGGTGTCGCGGGGTGCGAGGAACGCGTCCCGCTGCTCCATGGGCGCGGCCGGCGGGATGACCCACTGGCGGGCGATGCGCACCCATTCGAGGTGCGCGTCGGCGAAGGAGACCTGGCCTTCCGGGTCCCGCAGGTGGTGGAGGCAGTAGAGGACGGCGAAGAGCAGGGGATCGAGGCGGGTTGCTTCGATGCGGGCGTCGCGGTATTCAGGGCTGCCGTCGAGGAGGCGCGCGTCGATGCTGGCGACCCAGGCGGGGAAGTCGAACGTCTCTGCGTTCGCTGCCGGGTCGTAGGGGTCGGCGATGCGCAGCTGGTCGACGGCGGTGTTCACTCGCTCTGCCCCCGCTCGGCGCGCAGCTGATCGGTGGTGGTGGCGTTCTTCGCCTTCATCTCGGCGACGAGCTCTTGCACCGCGATGTCCTGCTGGGTGACTTCGGTGACTTGCGCCTCCACCTTGGTGGGGGCGTCGAGGCCGAGGAGTTTGCGCTGTTCGGCGTTGTTCTTCCGCCGCGCGTCTTCGATCTTGATGAGGCGGTCGATGGCGGCGAGGACGGGGCCGTCGTCCTGGAGGGGTTCGCCGTCGATGGCGATGACGCGGCCGTTGTTGACGGTGATGTGATGCCGGCCGAGGACGAGCCTGGCGCGCTCCTCCAGCTCGCCGAGGCGGACGAGTTCGCCTTCGAGGCGTTCGAGGTGGAGCGCCCGGTACTGGTCGATCTTCGGGTCGACGCGGCGGGCGAGCTCTTCGCGCAGGAGGTCGCGGGCTGTGGTCCAGGGGATCCGGTCTCCGCCGGTGGGTCCGTCGGGGGCGGCGGTGATCGCTTCGATGGCGCGGAACGAGTGGCCGTCGAGCTTCAACTGGAAGACGATCGCGGCCTTCTCGGCTTGCTCGGCCGGGTTCTTCCGGTTGTACGGGCCGGGTCCTGCAGCCATCCCCCACCCTCCTCGTGCCGTCGATTCTTCAGAATTACATCACCTACACCTTTGAATCGTAGGACATGGACGCGCATTAGTCGCTACTCCCCTACCGCAACGCCTGTCGCGGGGGCAGCATTGAAGGTGACGGAAGGGGCAGGGATGGTCTCCGATCGAGGCGGACGCGCCGGCTTCGTGTACCGAAGCCGCTTCGCGGTCTACCGCGCGCTGCGCCGACAGGGCGCCAGCGAGTCCAAGGCGGCGCGGATCAGCAACGCCGGCCGGACGTTCCCGCAGCGATCCCTTATGGGGCGGAAAGCGGCGAAGACCCGTCAGGCGCGCGGCCGTCGGCGGTAGCATCCGCGGACCGCGCGCAGGGGGTGCGTGCGCTTGTTGGGGGGATTGCGATGGGGATTCGACTGTCGGGCGGGATCGGCCCATTGAGGGTGTCGGCCTCGCCTGGGCGTGCCGCGTCCGGCTTCTTCGGGCTGGGGATTGCGGCGGTCGTCGGCATGTTCAAGCTGATGCTCTGGATGCTGTACGCGGGCTACTGGATCCTGCGGGCCGTGTATTGGGAGGCGCCGCGGGCGGGCTGGCGGTGGTGGCAGCGGCACCAGGCGGCGAGAGCGACAACGCCGTGAGCACGCCACAGGGCCCGCCCCAGGCTGGAGGCGGGCCCTGCACGGTGCGGGTCATCGGCGGGTGCCGGCAGCTGCCCGCTGGATCCAGGACGCGATGACGGCGAACGTCGACCAGTCCGCATAGCCGGCGAACCAGCGGACGATCCGTTCGTCATAGGCGCCGAGTTCGACTCCGGCGCCGGCCAGCACGTCGCGGAGGATGGCCTCCTGCTCGGCGTGCGGCCGGTAGTCGAGGGGCTCGGATTCGATCGGGCCGGCGGGAATGCCGGTCGGTTCGGCGCTCACGCCCCGCCCCCCGCCTGCTGCGCCTCGAGGTGCCGCCGCAGGTTCTGGCTGGCCAGCGACAGGTCAGGCCAGGGAACGCCGTCCAGGTCCTGGTGGACGTCCTTCACGTCCCGGGGAGTGAATTCGATGGTGACGGTGCCGTCGTCGGCAACTTTGATGATCTGCACGGGGACTCCTCAGCAGTAGTAGTGGTCGGACGGGTCGTCGTAGTCGCCGTCCCAGTCGCGGTCGGTCCAGTGGTCGCGGTCGGCGCGTCCGGCGGCGGTCGGCGTCTCGTCCCAGTCTCGGCGGGGTTCGGTGATCGGCTCCGGCACGTCGACAGCCGGGGCAGGCTCGGCGGGGGCGGCCATCAGGCGTCTTCCCAGCCGCGGGCCACGTCGTAGGCGCGGGACAGCGCGGACGCCAGCGGCAGGCGCTGCGCCTCCGGCAGGCGGGTGGAGACGGTCTCCTTCCGATCCGCGCCGTGGTCCTCGGTGACCTCGATGACCACTCCGTTGGCGTCCGGGACCACGATGAGAACTCCGGCGATCAGGTTCGCGTCCCACCACGTGGCCTGCTCGGTGAGCGCGCCGATCAGGGCGGGCAGGCTGCTGGTGGCCACGCCGACCTCGGCGACCCCGCGACTGTCCGGCCCGGTGATGCCGAACTCGTACAGGCCGGTGGCGTCCGGGCGGGTGAGGCGGATGAGGACCTCGGCGTAGCCGGCGTCTTCGCGGAGTCCGGCGGGGATGACGCGGAGGGTGATCCCGTCGGGGGTGGCGTAGTCCCAGGGCTGCGGGGTGAGTTCGGCGGTGACGATGGTGAGGGCGTCGCGGAAGTCCACGGGTGGCTCCTTCGGTTCGGGTCTGACGGTCAGACGAGGCGGGTGTCGCGCTTCCAGGCGTTGCGTTCGCTGCGCTTCACCCGCCGACGGGCGGTCTTGCGCTGCCGCCCGGGCGGCTGCCCGCAGCAGTGACAGTCGCGACCTCCGGGGCCGTCCGGGCAACGCCGGCCGATCATGCGGGGCATCGGGTTCTCCTTACGGTGCGGTGACGGTGACGGCGGGCTGCGGGGTTACTGCGTGCACGTTGTGCGGGGCGAGGACGCACCACGCGAACAGCAGCGACAGGAGCAGGCAGAGGCCGGAGGTTTGGGGTTTCATCGCGGGTCCTTACGCGGCGAGTTGGATCACGAACGCTGTTGCTTGCGGCGGTAATAGGCCCGGTAGGCAGCGTTGTTGCAGATGCGGCACACCCTGTGCGTAGGTGTCCGCTGGTACGTGTTCTCAGGCGTGAACTCGTGGCCGTTGTCGCAGTGGGTCTTCTGGGCGTTCTTGGCACTGAAGCTGACACCCCGCAGGGTGTTGGTGCGCTGCGCCACGGCTTCCAGATGGGCCGGGTTAACGCAGTTCCGCACTCGACATAGGTGATCTATGTGGAGCCCGGCCGGAATGGGGCCGACAAAGGCTTCGTAGGCGAGCCTATGAGCGGCGCGCGTCTTCCCGTCTGCGTCCACCATGCCGCCGTACCCGCTCGGGGTGCAGTAGCCCTGGAAGAGCCAGCAGCCCGACGGGGCCTTTTTGACCTTGTCGAGGAGTCGATCCTTCACGGACCGGGCCGGACTGTGGCCGATGCGGCAGATTTCCCCCGCCTCAAGGGCGGCCTTGTAGCAGCGCTTGCACCGGTTCTGGGCGTGGACCGGGCTCTTGCCGCAGAAGGAGCAGGCGGGCTTCGGCTTCTTCACTGATGAATCTCCTGGGTGTTCACGCAGCCAGCGCGAGCCGCGCGGCCACGATCTTGTAGGCGGGCTTCCTCGGCTTGTAGCTGAGGGCGATGACCGCGACCTGCTGGGGCGTGTACCGCAGGCAGTCCCGCATCCGACGCCCGGCATGGCTGCGGCCGGCGGTGCCGACGATGGCGAGCTTGGCGGCGACCTTGCGGAGGGTGCCGACCATGCTGGCCGCGTCGCAGTGGCTGAGCCCCTGCGCCATGGCGTGACTCGCGAGGGTGCCGGTTCCGCGTCGGGCGATGCGGGCGGCGGCGCGGGTGGCGATGCTGCGGGCCTTGACGGTGGCACGGCGGCTGCGGTTCGAGGCGATCATCTGCGGGTCCCCCTTGGTGCTTGCCGGGGAGGTTCCCCCGACTTCCTTACGAACCTTACAGTTCAGACCCAGAGGTTCGCAAGGTTCTCGCAGACCTTACAGACAAGGATCTTCGTAAGGTTGCCGCCTCGCGTTCCTTACAGACCTGACGCGCCTTACACTCCTCACATGAAGAAGCCGCAGAGCGTCCCCGTCGAGCAAGCACGTAAGGAGTTCGCCGACCTCCTGGACGGCAGCCAGCACAAAGGCGAGTTCGCCGAAATCACGCGCCGCGGCAAGTCAGCCGGCGTACTTGTTCCGCCCGACTGGTACGAGTCGGCGGTCGCCGCCCTCGGCGAGGTCAGGGAGCTGCGTCGCGAAAACGCCGAGCTGAAGCAGGCCGCCGCCAACTAGCCCGCTTCCCGCATTCCGCCCCGTCTCCCCCACCACCCCGGGCACACTGCGGGTATGGCGATCCGGGTGGGTGTGCAGGCTGACAGCGAGGACGAGTGCGCGGAGGGTTTGGCGCAGCTGGTCGACGCCGGGTTCGTGCCTGTGATGCTGCCCCGGCTGCTGACCGACAACCGGTGGATGGCCCGCGCCGTACCCGCCCGCACAACGAAGGCCCCGGCCGCGGAACCCACTGCATGACGAAGGGCCCGCCCCCGATATCCGGGAGCGGGCCCTCGCTGCAATCCATCAGCCGATACTGCCGTCGATCGTTCCGTTGTCGTAGTAGTCGAGCAGGTCCCGATCCTTCTTGCGCATGCCGTCGATCACGCTGGCGATGACGAGTGCGTCATAGTCGTCCTTCTTTACGTCGTTGCAGGCGGACGGCTTGCCCTTCCCGCCCGCCTTCGACTGGGCGGCGAGCGCCTTCTGGCAGCCCTTCACGATGTCGTCGTAGGACGGCCGGCTGATCCAGTAGACGGTCCCGCCGATAGCGAGGGCGATCGCTACGACGGCGACAATGATCAGCGGGAGGCGTCTCTTCGCCGCGGGCTTCGGTGCGTGCGCGGGCATGGGCGGGGTGTCGGGCAGCGGCGGCAGGTTCGTCATGGTCCCCCCAGGGATGTGTGGAGTCGGCAGGCTATCGGCGGTTGATGCTGGTGGGCGGCGGGATGGCGGATGTTCCACCGGTTCGAGCAGGACGCCCCCGACCGGATGCGGCCGGGGGCGCGATGGTGCGGTGGGTCAGATGTCCTTGGCGAGGCGCTTGAGCCCCTTGGGCAGCTTCTTCCCAGCGTCGATGACGGCCTGGTTGAGGCGCAGATACTCGTCGGTCTCGTGGAAGATTCCGGCGGCCGATTCGCGGGCGGCGTTGGCGTACAGGTCGGCTTGGGCGCGCCTGAAAGCGGCGAGGAGCTCGTTCTCCTCGGCGTCGACGCGGAGCTGTTCGGCGGTGGGCTTGGGCATGACGGTCTCCTCCTACTGCTGGTTGTTAGTTTTGGCCCACACGCCGCGGGTGCTGCTGTGGACGTTGCGCTGGTCCTGGTAGACGGGCCCGTTGTAGTGGTTGTGGATCTCATCCGGGGCGGTTTCCTTGGCGCGCTTGACGAGGCGGCTGAGGGCGAGGATGAGCGTGGTGGGGGCGGCGCAGATCACGGCGATGACCATGGGGTCGGCGTGCCCGGATGCCCAGAGAACGAGGCTGGCCGCAGCTCCGATGGGCAGGGAGGCGAGACCGCCGGACAGCATCAACGCGCTGACGTCGGTGGCCTTCTGGGACATCGGCGGCCGTCCGGGCTGCGCGACGGGCGGGGCGGTGCCCACCATGGGGACGGGTGCGTCGTCGCGGTACGAGGTCGGCGTGCGCATCGCATCCTCTACGGCGGCGAGCAACTGGCGGGCCTGGTCGTCGAGGTGGGCCTGCCCGGCCGCGGGGGCGACGGGCTTCGGCTCGGGCAGGACGGTCATAGGGGCGGGTCTCCTTCGGGTCAGAGGTACTTGCGGGCGGCTCGGTCGGCGCGGCGCTGCTTGTCCTTGGCGTCGTTGTGGGCTCGGCGGGCGGCGGACTTCTCGGAGCCGCTGGCCGCGCGCAGGGCGGCTTTGGCGCGGGCGACTTCGTCCTCGGCGGCCTCAAGCTGCCCGAAGGCGGCGCCCGCCTCACGCTGGTAGCGGGTGGCGGCCCGGTCTTCGATGCGGTCGAGCGCGTTGTCGATGCGCGCGTCCACCGCGTGCTCGCTGCCGCGCTGGACTGCCTGCCGGCCGCCCTTGATGGCGAGCCGGGCGATCTGGAAGCGCTCGCTGGCGGTGTAGATACGGCCGTCGTTGGCCATGGTCGGAAGTCCCTTCGTTGGGCGCCTGCGCGGGGTGCTCAGGCGGGGGGTTGGGGCGGTTTTCGGAGTCTCCTATGGACGGTTATGCGGTGCTTTGCGGGCTGTTTGACGGATGTTCGTCGGGCCTTGAGGCTGCGCGCGGTGAGCAGCCTCCTGCTGCCGCATGCAGCCGACATGCACCCTCTGGCCTGGGCTTACGTGCGGGCATGCACCCCGCACGCACCCACCAAAGCGGGGTCTATCGGACGCAGTCGTTGGCGGTGATCAGGTCGTCCAGCCGCCAACCGCGGGGCCTTTGGGTGCCGCGTTGCATCGTGGCGATGGGCACATCAACGCCCATGGCGTCGAGGCGGGTTTTGATCTCGGTTCCGGCGCGGGTCGCATACGCGCCGTCCGTCTCGTCGGCGCCCTGAACGAAGTCGTCGTCCACGGTGGCGAGGTAGGCGAAGGCTTCGGCCCGGGTGACGTTGCCCTGCCCTGTCCCGGCCGCCGCCTTGATCAGGTGGTCGAGGATCGTCACCTCCGGCGCGACTGCGACCGGCAGGACTCCGGCCGCGGCGCGCAGCTCGTAGGCCCGCCGCAGGATCGCCTCGACCTCGTCGTCGGTGTAGAAGTACGACTGCGTGAGCGTGGGCTCCGAGGTCTCGCCGGTCTGCAGGTAGCCCACGCCGCGCTGCGACTTGAGGATCCGCTGCGCGTTGTAGCCGGCGGACGCCCGGCCCTTGCCGAGGATGGTGTCGGACGCTTCGGGGGTCATGCAGCGGCCTGCCCAGCGGGTGGACAGGATGTCGCGGATGCCGGTGGGTACGGCGTTGGAGTCGGGCTTCTGCGTTGCCGCGATCACGATCACGCAGTAGGCCCGGCCCTGCTGCGTGATGAGCCTCAGGAGGCGGTCGAGTTCCTTCTGCTGCTCCTGGGTGGCGGCGGCCATATAGGAGGCCCACTCGTCGATGTAGACGACCGTCCAGCGGACCCGATCGTCCTGTGCGGCAAGGGTCTCGGAGAACTTGCGGACCGAGTGATCCTTGACGACCTGCTTCAGGTCGGGCAGGACCACCTCCCACAGGTGCGTCAGAATCGCGAGCAACTTCGCGGGGTCACCATCGGTGTCGATCATCTGGGCGATGCCCTCGAACGGCGACAGGTCGAAGCCACCCTTGCCGTCCGCCAGATACAGGTCCGCGATCACGTCCAGAGCTGCAGCGAGCAGCGGGTTATTCGCCGCCGCCGACTTGCCGGAGCCGGGTTCGCCGCCGAACAGGGCGGTCTTCTCGAACCACTCCACAGTCGTGACGTCACCACGCTCGGACACGGCCATCGGCACAGGTGCCCACAGGTTGACCTTGTCCGCGGTGACCAGGGGCCCCTTGTGGGGCTTGCCGGTGAACGGCACCTTGAGGGTGACACGCAGGGTGATCCAGTCCTCCCGCGCCCCCTTGGTCTGCGAGATCTGCTGCACGCTGACGCCGAAGCCGTTCGCGAGCTGCGGTGTCGCACCGAGGGCCTTCGAGGCGGGTATCCCGTCCGGCAGTTCGAGCCGGACTTCCCAGGCGGAGCCGTCTGCCGTCAGAGTGCACGGCGACAGGAGCTTGACCACGTCCTCCGCTCCGATGATCTTGGCGCTGCGGTAGACGCGGTTGACCATCTCGTCGGTCATCCGGTCGCCGTCGCCGATCTTCGCGTCGCGGTCGGTGTACAGCTCGCCCGCGGCGGTACGGCGGCCGAGCAGCGCGAACCCGAGGAGCGTCGACCCGGTGGCGAGGAGCCCGCCGGGTCCGCCGAGCAGGGACAGGCCGGCTCCTTCGGCGGCGGCGATCGGGCTCAGCGCGACGGCGCCGCGGACAAGGCGCCGGAGGCGCGCGTCACGCTGGGCCGCCTTGTACCTGCTCATCGCCGACACGGACTCGGCGAAGGACTTCTCCATGTCCTTGCGGCGCCGGTCCTTCTCCTTGCCGGGGACCAGGCGCCGGTCGTGAGCCCACTTGGCGGTCTTGTAGTCGCGCTGCGTCTGCTGCACCTCATGCCGGGCGGCGGTGATCTGCGTTCCCTCGGTGCCCTGGATCCACAGGAAGGTGCGGCGCATGCCGCGGAAGGCCTGGGCGCCGTGCCCGTGCTCGGTCTTCTGGCGGCGCACCCACTTGCGGAACCGGCGGGTGGAGTTGACGCGGCCGACCGCGGTGCGACCCTTCCAGCCGCCGGTGGTGCGCGCCCATCCTGGTACGAGGGGGGTGTCGCCCATCGGGTCGGCGGGCAGCGTCTGCTTCGCGGCGGCCGGGCCGGCGGACTGCAGAGCGGGCTCGGGCGCGGGGGCGTTGAGGTAGCCGGCGACGAGCTGCTCCCACTCCGGGTCGGGGCTGCTGCTGGGGATCCTTTCGATGCTCACGGCGGCTCTCAGTCCTTCTTCTCGGTGGTCCGCTCGACGGCGGCCTGCTTGCGTGCGACGGGATGGTTCGGGGCGGCGTCGCCGGCTCGACGGACGGGCGGGGTGCCGCCGTTGTTGCGGCGTCCGTCGGGGGCGTTCGGGTCACGCTTTTCGCGGGCGGGTCGTTGGGAATCGACCAGCGAAAACTCACCGATTATCGGAGTGCTGGTGACGTTCTGCATGCGGGCCTGCGCGGCGCGCGACTCGGCTTCGATTTCGGCGGTCACGCCGACCAACTTCGAGCCCGTCTTGCGGTACCAGGCCTCGGCCCAGATCTGCTCCGTGACGTACTGCGAGCCGCGAGCGGAACGCATCGCCTCAGCGGTCTTCCAGATCTCCGGGTGACCCTCGCGACGGTCATCGTCGCGGCGCCGCTGCTCCTCCTCGACGCGCTCCTGCGCAGCCTTCTTCTCGGCCGCCGCCGCCGTCTCGGCCGCTTCCCTCTCCAGGCGCGCCTGCTCAACAACGGCGGCCTCCGCCTCCGCGACCTTCTCAGCGCTGCGCCGCTCCCGCCACGACGGGATCCCGTCCGCCTTCTGGGCGATGCCGTGCTCGTAAGCCATCAGGACGATCGGCCCGCCAAGGGAGGCGATCGCACCGATCAGGCCGGCGTTGAAGCCGATCCGCGGATCGGACAGACCCCCGTACATGTTGATGCCGGCGGCGATCACGGCGCCGAGCATGATGCCGACCCGGTACGGGGCGACGTCCCGGCGGTGGGCGACCGCCCACGCGGCGCCGAACGCCAACACGAGGGCGAGGCCTTCGAGGAGCGCAGGCGCCGCGATCAGGAACGGGCGGGCCCGGTCCCAGAAGTGCATGAACTGCACCGGCGCCGCGATGACCAGGCCGACGGCGTAGATGCCGCGGGCGCCCCACCTCCACCACAGCTCGGTTCGCTGCTGCTCGGCGTCCCTCTTCGCTTCGGCCGCCTCCTTCTCGGCGGCGGCCTTGTTCGCCTTCTCCTTCTCGGTGTTGGACTTGGCGGTCTCGGCGTTCTTCTTGGCGAGGTACGCCTGGTGGTCGGCCTGCTCCTTCTCCAGCCGCATGGCGGCGCGCTCGTTGGCGATCCGCTCCTTCTCGGCCTTCTCGACGGCGAGGATCTTCTCGGCCTCAGCCTTGCCCGCCGCTTCGGTGCGCAGAGCGTCGGCTTCGGCGGCGGCTCGGGTACGGATCGCCTCCGCCTCGGCCAGCGCGCGCGGGTCGAATCGCGGCTCGGGCGAGGTCTTCGGCGTGCCGTTGACCTTCTCGACGGATGTGGCGGTCACGGTGATCGGTGTCCTTTCGAGGCTCGGTGGGGGTACGGGACGGCTTGTGGCGGGGGGCAAGCCGGATCAGAGGCAGGCGACCAGCAGGATGATCACCAGGGCGATGAGTCCGGGGATCACGAAGCTGAGGACCTCCCAAGTGCTTTCGCGCATGGCGGTCACCCCTCTCGGTTACGTCGGGTGCGGGTGGACCTGTAGCCGAACGGGCCGGGCAGGTTGAGCGAGGTGGTGTCGCGGCCGGTCGAACTGCGGGTGTGCTGCAGGCCGTTCCGGGACCCGACGGTGATTGACCAGGAGCGCCGGTTGATGTTGAGCCGGACGCCGGGGAAGATCCGGATGCTCTTGCGGAACGTGATCGGCATCAGCGCCTCCCGGCAGGCGCAGGAGCGGGCTTGCGGCGGGCGGACGTGATCAGGGCGACGACTGCGGCGAGCAGCAGCACGGCCGGCTGCGCCAGCACGGTGAACGCGCCCGTCGCAGCCAGCTCGACCGGGGTCGCAGCCGCAGGCCACAGGCCGACGACCAGCAGGTACGTTCCGGCGAGCAGCCAGAGGATGGGGTGACGACGCATGACGGCCTCTCTCGAAGGTTTCGGTGGGGTGGTGCTGGCCAGATCTCCAGGGCGCACGTCCGGGACGTGCACCGAGGGCTACCGGTCAGCGGCTGTAGCGGACCTGGATGTTGTCGGTGTCGACCTTTTCGCCGGACGCGATGTTCTTGCCGAGCTGGGTGGCGGCGTCAGCGCGGGCCCTGTCGTGCGTGTACATGGGGCTGGACTGCTCGACGGTGCCGGTGACCTCGCGGGTGGTGCCGTCACGGCCGGTGACCTTCGCGACGATGTTGAACTTCGGCATGCGGTTCTCCTCGGGTGGGGGTTGGAACGCTGAGCGGTTCCCCTCACCGCCCGTTCGAGACGGGCGGATCGGGCAGCCGGTCAGCGGCGCTTCAACTCCTCGTTGATCCGGTCGCGCTCCAGCCTGTACATGGCGAGGGCGTTGTCCTCACCACTGGGGGCGGTCGCCCCGAACGCCGCCTGCATCCTGGCGGCTGACTCCACGTTGACCTGCGCCTGCTTGGCTTCGGCGTGAAGTTCGTCGGTCGTGTAACGGCTGAACAGGCCCATGACGGGGTTCCTCTCGGGTCGGGTGGTGGAGTGCTGATCGCGCTCCCCTCGACCGGGCCCGTGCGAGACGGGCCCGGCGGGCAGCCGGTCAGCCGAACAGGCCCCGCTTGACGAGCCGCACGCTCTCGACCGTCCTGTCAGCCCACTTCGCGCTGTGGGAGTTCGGAGGCGCGTCGGCGGCCCTCTCGATCGACCGTTCCGCGAACCGCTGGGCTTCGGCCTCGCTCCGGGCGCTGGAGAACGTCATCTTGGCGCCGTCGTCCAGCTCGACTTCGTACTTGTTGACTCTCACGTTCGATTCCTCCTGGGTTGCGGGCGGATCGGGCAGCCGGTCAGCGCTTGGTCTTGGCGCCGTAGAAGCCGCTACTGGGGGTCTCGGTGTGGCTCTTGTGGATGCGGGCGCCGCTGTCCTTGGTGCGGACGGCCGGGTCTTGCTGGGTGGTCTCGTGGCCGCACGCCTGGCAGGGCTTGCCGGTCTCGTTCTTGCTGAACAGGCCCATGGAGGGCTCCTCTCGGGTGGGGGCGATCGGGTCGGTCGGTCAGGCCTGGCGGAGCTGGTCTTCGGTGAAGGTCGGGGTCCCGAGCGCGAGGTCGAGGTGCGGGTCGCGGAGGCCGTCGACCTCCACCCGTCCGTCGCCTGTCGGCCAGGCCTCGCCGGTCTTCCCGACCAGGCCGGGGGCGTCCGGGCTGGACGTGACGGTCACCTGGTCACGCTTCTTGATCGCCATGGGTCTCCTTCGATGCGGTGGACGGGTGTGGTGCGGTTCAGCGGCGCCACCAGGACGCCTTGGAGGCGGCCTCGTTCGCGGCGGCGTTCAGCCGCAGGTACTCGGGGGTCTCCTCGCGGATCCCGGCGGCGATCTCCTTCCGCTGGTTCGCGTGGAGCGCGGCGTCGGCGGTCTTGCTCGCCTGGTTGGCGGCCTTGCGTGCAGCGCGGGATTCCTTCGACATGCGGGGTTCCTCTCGATGCGGTGGACGGGTGGCGGTGCGCGCCCCGGGCTGCGTTCGCGGCTACGTCCGTGGTGACCGGACCGGGGCTGGGCCGTGGCGGCGGGGCCGCGGGGGAACGAATCCCACCGCCACGGGGATCAAGGGGTCAGGCGGCCACGGGGTAGTCGGTGAGCGCGGCCAGCTGGTCGACGAGCCGCTCCCCGAACGGGTTCGCGGCGTCGATCTCCTTGGCCCGCTCGCGGATGACGTCCAGCGCAGCCCAGTCGCCAGCCCGGTCGGCGGCGATCACACGGAGGGTGAGCTCGGCCGACTCATCGCCGCGCACCTCCTCCCAGGAGGCGTCAACCTGGTCGACGACGAGCCCGGCGCGGATCTCCCGAACGGTCGCGGAAACGGTGTTCAGATCGGCGCTGAAGATGAACGGAGACATGGGGGTGCCCTTCAAGGTGGTCAATCAGGAATGGGATGGGGGTGAGGT